CAGTGATTGTTGTGATTGGGGCTGGGTAAGGATAGTCTACAATGTCAAAGTTTAGTCCTGTGCGACTATCATCTAAATTGATAATATCTCTGCGAATGATTTGAGCATCAATGGTAGTACCTGTCAAATCGATTGGATTGACATTAGTAGTCCATCCAGTTTGGTTAGTGATTTGAGTTCCCCACTCAAAGTTCCAGAAGTCTTTCTGGTTGTAAACCAGTTGTTGTGCTAAGATTTGATTGTCAAAGCCGGCAACCTGGTTAAGGGTATACTGAGTGAATTTCATTTAAGTACCTTTCTGCTGTCTCGCATGATATCGAAACTCTGCTGACCCGCTGAGTTTCGTGTATGTGATAATGTATTTATGCTATGTTGATTATGTTGTGGTTAGCCACATATACAATGATTGATCGAAATTAGTGCTTACTGGACCTAAACAAATATAATTGCCTACTGGAGCAGCACTCATTGTTGCTAAATTAGTGTAAATCAAATTCTGAGGGATTTTACGCATTGATGGTAAACCTGCGCAGGCTATCAAATTAATTGATCCAACTGTGTAATCTTCAGTGATAGCATTATTTCCAGGTTCTTGTCCTAGGTAGACCACATCACGATAACTCCATGATAATAAATCAATACTAGCAACATCTTCTACGATACCACCATATGCAGTAGAGCGTAGATACCAATATCCAACGCTAGCATTATAAAACAATGTACCTGTTAAACTAGTGGTATTCAATGTAATTGTAAAACTTGTCCAGGTATTTCCGTTGGTACTTTTCCAAAATGTACCGGTAATACCACTACGACTAACAACTAATGTGGTTCCATTAGTATTAATTCTTGCAGCCGAAGTGAATGTACTTGCTGTGATTGCTGTCCAAGTTGTGGTGTTTGTACTATAGATACCAGCAGTTGCAGTGATTGCTACGATGACTGAATTAGTAGCAGATATATCAAGTACTGGTGTTGCATTTCGTTGTGCCCAAGTTAATGGGTTGGTACTAGTATAAACTCCACTAGTACCGCACATTAAGAATGTACCTGCGAATGTTATTACTCGCAACCAATTATTAACTCCTATAGTATTAGCAGACCATGCAGTACCATTAGTACTATAAACTAATGAACCACTATTACCCACTGCAACAAGATATGTACCATTATAAGCCATGCTTACAAAGTTAACTGATCCAGTATACACAATTGACCAGTTCTGTCCATCAGTACTTCTTACGATATAATTACGCAAGCATCCATATACATATGTACCATCATTAGTAAATCCTTGTATTATACCACTGATTCCAGAAACATTGTTCACACTAGAAAATGCTTCACGACCAGTATATGATGTTGCAGTTGTGGTTAATGTTGTACCAGTTGTTTGTATGTTGTTAACAGCACCAGTAAACAATCCAGCAGTATAAAGGAAAGCTGCAACATTGCTATTGCTGTATGTGTTTGAAAGATTAAGTGGTTGACCATTAGCATAGAAATAATTACCAACTTTGATATTGGTAACACTCATTGTATTGCTAGTGTTATTAAATGTAAAACTGTTGCTTCCAGCCAATTGGCCATTACTGTTATATTGCACCGTAGTATTTGATCCAGCAGTTGTAGGAGTGCCCCAACTTAGATTACCATTACCATCAGTCTTGATAACATAGTTTGCACTGCCACCACTTAGTTTTACATTGCTAATGTTACCTAAACTTAAGTTACTACCATCAAATTTAACATTAGGAATGCCACCTAACTGTCCACCGTTATTAAATTGTACAGTAGTTGTGTTGCCACCTGGTACACCAATTCCACCACCATATACTTGCATATTGACTGCACTTGGAGTAAAGTCAATAGTATTAGTAGTCATAATTAAATTACTTACTACTGGTTGAACATCAAATGATAGAACCGAGGGAACTGGGCCCTCTAAGCCCAAATTCAATTGAATAGCCGTTGGTGTAATGCTTAATTGATTATTATCAAGCGTGATATTGGTATCAACTGTTTGAACAATTAAATTTAAAGAGGTATCGCTCATTTTAGATATATCTAATAATCATGCCAATTGGTTCAATGTTCACATCTGTTTTGCTAAAACTATTAGTTCTCGTTACAGTTAAATTGATAATAGCCAACAAACTTGTTGTAGATTCTACTGAAATTAGTTGTCCACCATTAATGGTTGCTGGTACATACAGATAACCAGTACCAGCCGGTGCACTAATTATAGTAGCGACCATTCCAGTTGGGGGATTAGGTGTTGGCTGAGGACTTATCAACACTGTACCGCTTAAGATAATATCTTCTACTGTTGTTTGATTTGTTGGGTATGTTACTACAGTGTTATACCACTTTACTGTTGTAGTAAAAGTCCATCCCGTGATATCGATTGGCGTACCTTCATTGTTACTGAATGTAAAGGGTAGTGTATAACTTTCACCCGTATATACTTCTACGCATTGCATTTGTGTGCCAGCGATTGTTACTGTCTTTGATCCGTTAATTAGTAAACTCATTTTGTTTGTTCCTTATTTGTATTTAGTGTTTTGTTAAACTGTTGGCGCTGTTGGTTGATATGGTTGAGGGAATGCTCTTGCATCGTATACTCCTGATCCACTGACTAATGTTAATACGCTTCCTGCTGTCATATTTCGTATTGCGAAACCAACTTCGAGTCCAGTAAAGCCCGTTGTGCCGGCAAAGTTGTTAATTGAGACAGCGTACGGATATGGTTCTTCGTCTGTAATAGTATATGTTCCAAAATATGCACCTTGTTGAATAACAAATGAACCTGGATCGTCACCCTCAAAAGTTACATATAAAATAATTTGAAACACCGTATTGGGTGTATCTGTCAAGAAATTTAAATTTAAATTGATATTGAAATAATCTACTTCTGGAATAACCGGATCATCTTCTACCGACCAGTACACACCTTTGTACCATCCATACTGACCAGATGTATATACTTCTGCTCTTGCAACAGCTGGTAGCCATGGACCGGTACTGAAGGTACCAGTACCTTCAGCCCAAGGAAATATATCGTCTGGTGCAACAGTTACCCCTGTAATATTCATTGGAATGTTTCTCTCCCAATCTGCTAATGAGTCAACATTTTCAATTGCACCACCGGTGGTTACTGGGTTAAACTGCATTGTTTTAGTAACGCCCCGTACTTCTGGACTTAGCAATGCTTTAGTGATTGCATTCGGTTGAATCAATCCAGTAGCAATACCACCTTTAACTAATGCACCGATGATAGAAGGAGCAAGCAATGCTGCACCTAACCAAAGCAAGGGCGTAGTACTTGAAGGACTAGGTTGACTGCTGCCGCCGCCACCTGTAGCAGTTACTGCTGTTGTATTTCTTGCCTTGATCGACCAATAATAAGTGCCGGCTGGTAAGTCGTTAACTGTAATCGTAATCGTTTCTCCATTAACAAATGCTCGACCTGTGTTAGGAGTAATAGTACGATATAATTTATGTGTTGTTGCTACATTGGTAGTACCATAGTAAAAGTCTAGATACAACACTGTGCCAGTTGCAGGAATAGTTGCACTAACAGTAAAACTACCCAACTGACCATCAACAGTAGGAGTTGTTACAGGGGTGACAACTGGTGAGCCCGGAGTACTGATCCATGCTGGGTTGGGTATACCTGTGTTAGTTGCTGGTGTGTAATCTGTAATGTCAATGTTCTCATACACTTGATTATTGTACTCAACCAAACTTAGTCTTGCGCCAAGACTTCCATCTTCACTCTTTGTTTCAATAACCTGATCGACACGAAATAGTTTGTCTAAGTTAGTTGGGTTAGATGGTATAGGTCCCCATCCATATACTTCATGTGCTACACGAACCACATCACCGGCTTCAACTTGAATGCCCGAATAATCCATTGTGAAGTTAACAATCAAATCTTCTCGTGATTGAATCAATCGGCGAGTTGAAAGATATGTTGCTTGCACACTGTTATTGATAAGTGGGAACTGCAATACAAGTCTGTTTGCTGGTTCATTAGGACTCATATCTTCTGCTGGGAAGATTATGTATGTGTAATCTGTTTGATCCTTGATCTTTTTGTTAGGGAACTGACCTTCAATGCTATTGTAAGTTGAATTTAAATCAACTGGATTAACATCAACGCCACCAACAATATTGCTACTGTCGATAACAAATAAATTAGCATAGGTAGTGTAATCAGTATAACTTTGGTTAATGACCACACTCCATTTACCATTCACTTCATCCCATTTCAACCAACTGTCGCATGTATCAACAAGCTGTTGCAGATTGGTTAAACATGCATTGTTTGTATTGATAGGACCATTTACTTCATAGCGTACTTGAGTAGCAGTACCGCCACCAACTGGAGTGTAAGTTATCAATTGATTACTGTAAACATCTAATGCTGTTAATGCTGCTAAGTCGATATTCTCTGTTCCAATTGCACAGCCATAGCGTTCATTGGCTAAGTAATCACCAATCACTGCGCCAGGCGCCTTCAATGAGTTTTGCAATTGAACTTTAAATTGTTCTAGACCAGTAGTACCTGCATCTTGATTGTACTTCATCTTAACAATAGCAAATGCAGTATTGCTCATTAAATGATTGCTTGTCCAACGATATGGTAAACTGATAGCACTGTCACTTAATACTTCAATAGCGGTTAATGTGGTGTTGACTGGACTGTTGCTACCATTGTTATAATAGTAGACATTCATGTTACCATTGATGTTGGTATTTTCATTGTCTGAACTATCGATCCATTTGATAACTTTGGTAGTGTCAGTACTGTCAAGAATTAGTTCTTTATCACCCCACCATTGACGACCAAATGTAATTGTGCCCGTGTCTGTCTTTTCACTCAACGCCATTACATAGAACATTGTCTGCTGATCTTCGGTGATCAATGCATCAATAATTGCTGGGCTAACAAAAGCTGTTCCATAAACGATTGGTAGTTTATTGTCGGTAGCCGGTGGAAATTGTACACGATTACCCAAGTTATTCTGTGCACTGGTATCATTACCTGCTGTGTTCTGACGATTGCCAATCAAACTTGAAACAACATAACTTGCAAGAACACGAACACCAAAGTTAATTGCTGCTAATCCTATTGCTGATGAGACTCCTACGGTTGCTGCGATATACGCGGCTGCTGCTGTAAATACTGGCATATTAAACTCCCATGCACCATGTCTCTTCGGCTTTGCGATAGCCGAACTTGCCATAATCTAAATCAGGGCTGTTTACCATTTTTGATATTGTCCAGGCTTTTATTCTGCCTGAATCGAATAGTGATTGACCTAAGTCGTTGTACTTTGACAATAAGCGATATGCCGCACTCGTTCCTCTGAACTCTGGCTTCACCCAATAGGCTAATTCCTTCAGTATACATAGTTTATTATCCCAAATTGATTGATCAATCATTCCCAAGATCATACCTGTTGGTTTGTCATCACGAAAGGATAACAATGCAACACCACGACCTGCATAGATGTGAGTTAAAAGTATTGTGATGTATTCTTCATCATTGCAATGCATGAACAATGAAATAGGAGTTGCACTGCGGTACTCCTTTAACATTTCAATGATGATTGGTGTGTGGAATTTATTTGCTTCGATTATTTTCATTTGTTACCTTGACTTACTGTTGCAGTCAATGTTGTACTGCTATCAGCTCCACTAGTATTTACTGTTTTACCAAAGTCGAAATATGTATTGTCAAGTGCTTGAACTTTGTCCATACTTACATCAGTAGGATTATACTGCTTCCAACTAGCAGTATTAGTCTTACGACCACTAATGCGATTATCAAGAATGGTCTTATATGCTGAACAATTAACGGAGATGATAAAGTTGTCAGTGTTTCCTTCTAAGTCTTCATGGATAGAATAACTTGTAATCACGCCCTTGTATCTGCGTACAGTATTGGTCAATATATAATTGTCATTATAAAAGCCGCGCCATATCTCAATTGTACTGCCCTTAATTGGTGTACCAAGTACAAGATACATGTTCTCACTGGTCAATCCACTTAGTGTGATTGTGGTGTCTGAACTTGTTACACGCAAATCTCGTTGCTGTGTACCGACCATTAACAATCCACCTAATGCTTTGTAACTGACACCATCAATAACTTCAATTTTATAACTTGAACTGAATGTATGAACAACAGTAGAACCATCTAAGTTGATGATAGTTAGTTTAACAAATTCGGCATTGTTAACATAAGGTGTGTTACCTACTTCTGGGATAATGATCATTCTAAATCTCCAAAATATTCATAAAGAGAAAACATATCGCTCCACTC